ATCACATTTAAGAAGCATGAGCTTCCTCCAAGCGCTTACCTAAGGCGCCACAGTTCCATGGACTTATTTTCTTGCCATGGAAAGGTAGACCACAGTGCTACAATGTAGCACTGCGCCAGTGGTACTTCTCTATTACGAGAAGTTTTGGTCCTAGCGATTCAGAACTTTGACCCGAAGGGTCGGGGTTTAGAAAAGCTGGACTCCTCAGTTTGCGTCCGTAGTATGCGATTTCTTGCCACTCTTCTTTGCACCTTTGGGTGCGAGGAATTGTAACAGAACTCCGCACGAGGACGCGATCAGCTTCAGGGCGCGCCCAGACAAAAGATTCTTTAGTAAAGTATTCATCATACTCAACTAATGGTCCGATGCCTGGGCATCTCCGCCCGAAGACAGTACGGGATCGTTCGTAGACGTGTCTAGCAACTGCATTAAACTCATTTCTGAGGTTAAGGCGTATACCAGCACGAATAAGACGATTGTGCAAGCGAACGTAATCATGAGGTCTAAGGCAGACATCTTTTTGATAACAGGGAGTAACCTCCCCACCATCAAAATAATGCTTGCCGCAAGACTCATAAAAACGAGAGCCTTCACTAAATGACTTACTGTCATTGATTGTAAAACCAGCCCACGCCAATACTGCAAGCGTTGACTGGTAATCACAATTACTGACAATCAAGTCATCTCCGTATACAGAGGAAACGCCGGTAGTAGACACAGAAGAGATAAGTGCATAAAAGATAAGTGACTCAAGTTCGAAAGTAAAGGCATTGCCCATACTCGAAAACTTAGAGAGAACGAATCTTCTGCCCTTATACTCAGTATACCTACAACGAACCGAATCAAGGATTTCGAACCACGAAGGTGGTAGGAGTAACTTGACAAGGTTGGCGCAAAGCGTATCGCTAGCGGAACTCAAGTCGATGGTTGAGAAGCCATCAATATGAGCTCTTCTAGCGTAATCTTGATTGATCGTCTGGTCATCAAGATTAACGCCAAACCGCAAGAGCCTCGATCTAATATAACGGCCGATACCCTGTTGAATATAGCTATTCAAAGTGGGTTCTGCCGCGATTGGACGATGCGTCTTAACAGTTTTAGGGACCATAACCATACGGTTTGCCTCAACGATCTTAAGATCGCTAAGGGGACCGACGAGCGACCCTAGGTAGTCATCTCCCTTAAGGACATGACATGCCATCGGAATCGCATCGAAGGTTATGGATGGTCTACAGGATTTATCAGCATGTGTGCTACCACGACGCAAGTCGTATGTAGCGCCATTGCCGAACCGGCACAACTCAGCTATCTTTTCGATGTTTAGATGACCGAGGATTTGAGCAATTTTACGCTGTGCAGTCACTATGACTGACGGCGCGACGGAGTAAGAACCCGTCGACGACTCAAATTCTAATCGTCTATTCGTTGAAAAGCATTGCTTCTCGGATTTCATCCAAGTAGAGAATGCAGCGAATTCGGGATTTATTCTTTTGTCTTTAAAACCTTTCCACTTACGTAGAAAGGAGACATAAGCATAGTCCCTCTTAAACTGATCCTCAGAGGTGTACACGTTTGGATTCAAATCACAATTGACGTAGTCAAAAACGGATTTGAACGAAACGCTCGGTTCGAGGTGCTTCTGCAAAAGTATCATCGCTGATACTTCGACATCATCACGATGTTGCAGATCTTGCATGAACTAGTCTCCTTGTAAAGGGACGACTATTGGATGTAGGTCAACGACTCGATGCACGCAGTAACCTGCGCTTCACCGAGAAGACTGGCCATCATCTTGCGCAAATCCTTGCGGTTCTGCAAGCTTGCACGCTCGGGCATCACGAATTCCGAAAAGGAACGCGGTACGTACGAGACGGTCGGCGCAGGAGCGATACCCGAGACTGTGTTATTCGACACAGTTTCGAGAATCGGCTCATGCAGGCCGACCTTCACACGAATCGTTCTTCCTTCGGAACTTTGTTTTGCCGTCGGGATAGGGGGCTTCGCCAACTCGACGGAGATCTTCCAAAAGCCAATAGCATTGGCTTGAGATTGATCTTCGAACCAGAAGACGGAGTTCTTGTCCCGGCCGATCGGTACAAAGGTGTGGTTTACTGGGGTTGCCAGTGCGTCCGCGAGGACGATGTTTGATGCCAAAATAGGCTCCAAGAAATTCTGTCAAAGACAGAGGTTTAAAACCCGCGCACATCGCTGCGCGCAGGGAAAGTTTAACGTCTTCCTAGCAGTTGCCCCAAGAGGGCAGCACCAGAGATTAGACGAGACGAACCCAGCCTCGCGTCAAAAGACGGTAACGTTGGGGCCGGATAACTTGACAATATTGATCGTTGGATGTCCACGACAGTTACGCCACCAGCCCATACGGACTGGTGGTATATCTCTCCTGGACCTTTACCGAAGTCAATTAGTTGCAAGTTACATCCACCGGTGACAAGCGTCGTCATGTAGCCAGAACGAAACTTGTTCGCGTATAGAAGATAAGTTTCCATATCTCGGAGGTAACCTCCGACATTAAGAAACCAGTCAACTACAAACGAATACGGTAGTAGTTCCCAGGCTATGCTAACAGGGTTCAACGAACTCCAACGTGCAAGGTCGAACTGATCTGTCCGCATGTCGCAACCTATAGAAACAGAAACTTTGATGTTACTGTCTCGAACAGGAAAAGCGACAGGGCCAAATATAGTCCAGACCGTGCATGTTTGAGGAACGTATCGACTGCTAACACGAGCGGAGAAGCGAGAGGTTTTATTAATTACGGTGCGGAGGTTTTCATCAGCCACGCCATACAAGGTCTGGAGCAACGGCTTAACGCCGTATGTATACTCCAGCCAAGCATTGGCAGCGGATTTGATGACCCCCCACTTTCGCGTGAAAACGCGAGTGTAATCAATGACCTTACGTTGAAGCTTAAGCATGTGTGCAGTTTTGTGAGCCTCAGCGAGGTCAACGGAAACATCTAAGTTTCCGCGGACATTATCGCCGAGTTTCGCAATTGCAGCATTCTTAAGCGGATTCCAATCATACGTCGGTAAAAAGGTTGCCCCGTTTATCGTCGCACTCAACGCTGGACCCAAAGCATACTCCATGGAGCCGTCCGTATAAGCGTACGTAGCTGAATGCGCAATTGACATGCGCTGACAGTTAAGTCGATATGCGTGCATCTCCATAGGGTTAGTCTTGGGTTTCTTCCCCTTGTAACCAGATTGTGTACGTAAGACAAACTGGGAAGAGCTCGGGTTATTGGAATACGTGACGGTTCCCGTTTTGGAAACTGTCCAGTGCTTCCTTTCACTTGGGCTCCGCCAGGATATGTCTTGCATACGTGTCCTTTCTGGGATTGGTTACGGTTTGAATGGCACAAGATGCCACTCGCTAGAGCGAGCTGAGAAAACCAAAAGCAACAAACCTGTCCGAAAGACAGAACTGCTACGTTTAGTCGGTCAACTCTAAGACAGAACGTCTCACGACGGCTGGCCTCTAGGCAGAACGGGAATTCTCTTCAAACGTACGAAGGACGACCAAACATTTCGCCTGAGTAGTCCGCCACCGTAAACAGCTGCGTATCGCCGCTGCTCACGTTGACATATACGAAGACGGGTTTGGAAATAAGGAATTTCTCATTCTTGAAAACAAGAACGAGATCTTCTTTAACGCCCTTAAACCACGAGATAAAGTCGGTAAGAACCGCTTCCTCACTCGTAGTTAAATCGCTAGGATTTGCATCCATGGCGATGACTAAAGCACGCTGAGCGGCAATAAAGCGCTCAGATGTGAACGAATCACTCGGAGACATCGTAAAGATGTTCTGGGAGACGAGTTCATGAGTGAAGTGTTTCATAGAGACCTTTCAAGTGGGTGTACGGAAGAGGGGAATT